TCAGATCACTCGAAACCGCTTCCGCCCCAGCACCGCCTTTGTCTCGCGGAGCTGCAGCACCGGCGCTCGCTCGGCCGTGCCGCCCGGATCGGGCGCTGGGGCCGGCTCATGCCAGTGAATCTTCGCTCCATCCGTCCCGCACTGCGGGCATCGAGCCTTTAATTCCAGCCGGTCCAAGCGGTACTCAGAGCCTAGTGCAGCCACCAGCGTCTCGACGTCCAATGGCGTCGCCGGGCAAGCCTGAACCCGTTTGAGGGCGTAATAGCGGCGCTGGCAGTAAAGCGTAGCCGACCAGCCATCCTCGAGCGCTTCGTGTAACCGCGCCCAGGAATCGAACGACGGCTCGACCACGCGAGCGCTGCACACGTTGTCGCCCTCGGCCGCCAGGGAGCACCCCCCGCTCTTGGCCACCCGGCGCGCAAATTCGTCGAGCGTGATATTGCCGTGCTTTTGGCGGGCCGGATGGGTCTGCATTTCGCCCATCCGCTTACACCGCAGGCACTCCACCCGGATGACCGTCGGCCTGAATTGATTGAGCCTGTCTGTTCCCTTGACCATTCACAACACCCTTGCGCGAAAGCACGAGTGGAGTCATAAAATGAGAACATAGTGAGAACAAGATGCCTATGGTGAATGTGATGACGCAGGAACCGACCGCTCAATATCTTCATGCGCGGGCCGAAAAAGCCTTTGAGCACATGATTGTCGCTTGGGATTATTGGGAAGACGGCGCTACCGACAACGAGGTCGCTGTTTCCCTTGCCACCTTCATCGCCGTCGTTGCCGAATTTATCGACGACGCGGCGCGCTACGCCCCGCTGGCCTCGAAAGAATGTCTGGCAAAATTGACCCCGGCGATCGAGGCCGCACGATCGGCCTCAACATTCGACGATCAATGGGACGCGTGCGACGAACTCGAGGCGGTGCTCTACGAGACGCAACAAGCGCTAGGATACGAAGATGTCCTCAAATAACCCGACGACACCCGCCAAGCTCATCGTGGTGATAGCCTTTGAAGATGACGGTGAAGGCGGGTTGCGTCCCGCCTTCGAACCTCGCGAATACCAGAGCGAGCAGCGAGCCAGGATCGAGGCCGGCTCACTGGTCAGCACCTATCCAGCCGTGATTGCCTGGTCGCGCACGGCCGATCCCAACCTAGGGGAATATGGTGAGCCCGAAGTGCTGTTCCGCTTCGGTCCGGTGCCGGATATGGAATAGCCGCTACATTCTGGTTTTCAGCCATTCCCATACAGCTTCGCCGGCGCCGGTGATCCATCCGACAAGGGTAATCCCCGAAATACCGGTGATGAGCGAGATCTTGCGCCCGGTCTTCATGAGCTTGCCGAACTCGTCCCAGGCCTCGACGGCCGGCCGGACGGCCAGGTGATTGGCATCGACGGTCTTCGCCAATTCGGTGACATCTCGCATCACCTGCCCGTCGACCTTACCCAACAACTGGATATCTCCCTCGATCTTGCCGAGCTTTTCGGCCACGTGATCAATGCGCTCATGCAGCTTTGCCCGGCTATCACTCGAACGGTCGTGCCCCGTGGAGACGTTGCGCGCCAGTTGATCGATCTGCTCACCCTGTCGCTCGATCATCTTGAGCAACAGGCCGATCCGCAGATCGTCGCCTTTCCCTTCCTCCACTAACGCCCCCTGCAGACATCGAGCTTGTCGTAATGGTTGGCGAGATCGATCGCCCATTCGTCGACCACTGGATTGTCGGCGGTCTGGAGGGCGATAACGGCCGCTTCGGGCGGCGGAGGAAGGTCCGGACAGCTACCGATCGCGCGAACGCTGGTGCAGCCGCTCGTAAGCGTCGCCAGGATCACGAGGGCGGTTGTCGATTTCACGATAGTATTCCTCGAGCGTGTCACTGGCCTTTTCCTCCTGCGCTTGGCGATCCTGATAGCCGCGCTGGCGGGACCGGTGCCCAAACAGCGCAGCGCCGATGACGGCCGCCGCAGCGATTGCGTTGCGCCAGCCGATTGCGCGTTGAATCGCCCCGACTACGGCGAGCCCGAGCAAAGCCCAGACCCACCAGGGCACCTGATAGAGCAACCAATCGATCATCCCCGCCCCGCGAGGATCTGGCGCGCTGCCTTGGCGATCTTGGCGCGGTCACGCCAAACGACGACGGCACCAGCCGCGATCAGCAGTAGCGCGCCACCCTGGACGATCGGATGCAAGCCGCCGAGGAAATCGCCCATAGCCGTCACCACACCCCCGAGGCCCACCAACGATAGACCTGTGTTGAGAGGCGCGGTGCTTTCCGAGTTGGCGACCGGAACAGCGACATCCTCGGTTACCGGTGCGGCTTTGGTCGCCCGAACCGTGCCCAGCTCAACCAATCCCTTATGGATGGCCGCCCGCGTCTTGGGACCGTCGATGCCATCGACATCGCCAGTGTACGCCCCGGTCGCCTTGGCGCTGGCCTGAAAGCGCTTCAATTCTTCTTTGGTGCCACCATATCCCAGCCAAAGCAGCCCGACTGCGGTATAGAGCACCAGACGATCCGCGAAGCCATTGAGCCCGCCATTGATCCGGCGGGTGATCATTTCGATATCGTTGATATCGGCGTAGCGATTGAGATTGCGGGTCGACCAATACCAGATCGGCCCGAGACCTTCCCACGGGTCGGAATTGACGGCCGAAGGCCGGGCGACGAAATCGGGAGGGGTAAGCCCAATCTCTCGGCACCAATCGCGGAACTGGCGATAGTTGTCCCTGCCGGTGATTTGGATACCCGTGCGGCCCTTGTAGAGTTCTCCGTCTCCGTCCCGCTCAGGCGTGTTGCCGAGATCGGTTCGCGTATCGTAACGCTGCTGCGCCTGCGTCGGCCCCCAAACCTCCTGATCGTACCGGAAACGGCCACTTTCATGCATGATCTGCGCGAGATAGTGGACGATCCGATGCGGCTGATCGAGCCCCACCCGACCGCCATAGGTGTCCAGCGCCCCGACTACGGACGCAATATTGGCCCGGTCCGCCCGCGCATGCGCGAGCGGCACGAGCTGATCGACTGTCAGCTTCATGCTGTTCTCCCTGAGATGGAAAAAGAAAAGCCCCGATGGACGGCGGGGCGGGATCATGGTGTCATCCGCCCGTTGAATGGGGGATCACATGGACATTTTCAGTTTTATGCTCGGAATACCGGTGGGTGGCCTGATCGCCGTGGCAGCGCTGGCACTCCTGCATCGCAGCCGGGATTAGGCGGCGAGCAACGGGTTGACCGGCCAGACCGGATGAGCCGGATCCTCGGTGTTTTCCGGAAGATCACGCAGAGCCTGACGATAAACGAACAAGGCGTCAAACAATTGAGGCGTCAGCGTTGGTGTTCGGCCTTCTGCAAGGGTCTCCTCGTAATGGCGAGTGATCAGCCAGTCGAGTTCGGCGAGCCGCGCATCGCGAGCGCCCCGCAATGCAGCCCATGCCCCCGCCCTAGCTTCCGCTTCCCGCTGCTCACGGGTGATGATTTGGGACCAATCGATATTACTCATCGGCCGGCACCTCCGGTTCCGGATCGCGCGGGAGCGCCAGCTTACCATTGGCGGGGTTCACCAGGGTCTCGGGGAAGGCAACGGCCTGCGATGGGTTCGGCCCGTGCGGCAGGATCAGCGTCAAGCTGATGCCGCCATTGATCCGCTCGACATCGCTGGCAAGCCATTCGCAATCGACCGCCTCACGAGGCAGCTTTTCGCCATTGGACAGGTCGGAAAAGTCGAATTCTTCGCCGTTGATTGTAAGCACGTCACCATGCTTCAGAACCTCCAGCGCGTCATCACGGCGCTGGGGGCTGAGGGAAATCCTCATGGATCACTCCTTGGTTTAAGAAAAAATGCCGCTCTCACGACTCTGACGGCCTTTGCGCGTCAGAGACTGGCGGACGCGAATGCGGCAGCGGCGCGGGCAGGTCTTAGCGTACCCAATGCCATTGCTGAACGTATTACCGGAGGATCGGACGCCCTCGCGAACATCACTGAAAGCGGGTGGCGGAATGTCTTCTCCGAGGACACGGCGACAATGGATGTCCCGCCCGGAGCCGGGGCAGGTATCGTATATACCGAGTACATCAACTCGGCGGGCTGGTACCAAGAGTATCTCGACCTCACCACCGGCATCAAATGGTGGAGACACAAGCGTGCATCGACACTTACGGCATGGACGTCCGACATATATCGTCGCTCGAACATTCTTGCGACCGTGGGGCAATCCGGTGGCGTTCCTACCGGCGGCATCATCGAGCGGGGTGCAAATGCCAGTGGTGAGTATGTCCGCTTCGCTGATGGCACGCAAATTTGCATCGGCAGAGCAGACAATATCGGACCGATCAGCTCTGTGGTCGGTAGTGGATTTTCGAGCCTCGGAGAAACCCCCCTCGGGACCTATCCCGCTTCCTTTAGCGGACCGCCCGTTGTCGGTCTGATTAGTGGCAATACTGGAGGGTCACTCTATTCCATTGCTACGGCTGTCGGTTCAGGTACTTCCACGCAGCCGCCCGGGGCCCAGCTCTTCCGCTTTACATCCCAAGGAAGCACTTTGTTTTTCGTTCGGTATCTCGCCGTCGGATGGTGGTTCTAAAGCGCGGCTCTCACGACTCTGACGCCGGCGGCGCGAGACCTGCTCGCTGGAGGGCAGCTACCCAATGGGCAGGTTCGAAATGATCTTCCGCCCGATAAGGCTTTCAGGCGCGGAAACATACTCGGGGCTGTGTCGCAATCGGGTGGGTCACCGAGCGGAGCGATCATCGAGCAGGACAGCAATGCCGGAGGCAATTACGTCAGGTGCGCCGATGGTACTCAAAAATGTTTCATCCGGACGGCAGTGGTCGACGGGACCTTCGAATGGACATACCCCGCAGCCTTTGCGGCTCCGCCTGTGGTTGTGGGCGCCGCCGAAGGAGGCCTGGGAGCTAGTGGGAGCGCAGACGGGCGCGTGATGCAGCTCAATGGGTCTCCCACCACTTCATCGGCCATCTTGCGATGCTGGCGGAGCAATGGATCGTCCGGCGGGAACATCGTTCATGCCGAGGCGGTAGGCAGGTGGTTCTAGCTCCTTCCACTCCGCTCTCACGACTCTGACGGGCTTTGCCCGCACGATCTTGGACGACGGAAGCGCGGCCGCCGTCCGGCAAACCCTCGGGGTGGATAGCGAGATCGGGGCCAATGCAAACGGCAGCTATGTGCGCTTTGCAAATGGGTTTCAGGTTTGCGGGGCGCCGTCTGTTCCGATCACTAAAAGCACCGACGCAACCGCATCAGGATCGTGGACATTCCCGGTCGCCTTTTCAGCTACCCCGTTCTATGCCGACTTCGCGGTCGACTCGATCCCGCCTCCCGGGTTCAGAGAAAACTCGCAGCGTCCGTCAGTGAATTCGGGCAACACGGCCATGAGCCTTGCAGTCTTCCAGAACGGAGCATGGCCCGCAGATTTGAGCATGATGGCGTGGTGCATTGCGGTCGGACGATGGCTTTGAAAATACCGCGATGGTGGCACACCGGGGTGGCACGCTGAATTTGACGGTGAAAAACCGGCGATATCGGTGAATTTTATGCGGATGATAGTGCCGGCGGGCCGATTTGGAGCCGAAATTGGCGCTCCGAATTGCAAATTGTCGGGATTTTTTGCCTGTAGCCGAGTGTGCCACCGTAACGTGCCACTTTATAATCCCCAACGAGCGAGCGAACGCTGCCTAAAACCACCGGCCGATTGCCACATATTCTTGCGTGAAACCCGATGCGGTCGAGGCGATAGTACGCGCCGAGTAGATGCCAAATCCGGAAGCGGATGGCGAATTGCAGAAGGCGAATATGATCGCCTGGTCGGGTGACGATCTTTTGGATGTTGTATCGATATTGGGCACCGACGCGAACGACACAGGAAAAGTTACGGGAGTTACATCGCTCACGTACCAACCTGAGGAATTTACGGTGTGTCCTTCGGACACGGAAGTTCTGACGACATTCCAGCAAATCTGCGTTCCGTCAGCGTAGCGCGCAAACTCGCCGTTGGCATTGCTGCCCGTTTCGAACGCCACCCCGAGGGTTTGCCGGACGGCGGCCGCGCTTCCGTCGTCCAAGATCGTGCGGGCAAAGCCCGTCAGAGTCGTGAGAGCGGCTTCTAGAACCACCTTCCGATTGCAATGAAGGTCGCGTTAGCGTTGACGCGAGCATCGGAGCTACTGGAAATTCTAAAGGTGACCGCCGATGTCGTTCGGCCACCCAACCTAGGCATTGCGACTGCCGTAGACGCGCCACCGGATGTCATTCCGACTATCGAATAAGAGTTGTCGATAAAGTTGGCTGGCAGCAAAACGGTCACGTCATTCGCTTCCGACCCGGATGCTTGGAACCAACAAATCTGCAGTCCACTCTGTGACCGCACGTATTGCCCATTGGCGTTCTCGCCGTACTCAATTTCACTGCCGATTAAATCGTGTAGGGCGCTGGCGTTGGCGGTGCCCAGCATGGATCGCGCGAACGAACTTAGAGTCGTGAGAGCAGCTTAGTTCCACCGGCCAACGGCGATTCCACCAATGGCAGTGAGCGTGGACGAACTCACTCCCTGCAGATGATAAAGAGTGCTTGCCGAAGTTGTTGCGGTTGCCGGCCCGGGAACTCGACTATTCGTACGTGTCACGACCAAGACATTCGGGATGGCGGAGAATCCAGCGGGAAACGACCAAGCGACGGCCCCACGATAAAGACTGCCCAAGAAGGTATTGGTGTCGCTGCAATCGGCCGAACCCGCCTCGAAGTTCCAACAGATTTGGGTCCCATCGGCGAGCCTCACATACTCGCCGTTTGAATTGCTTCCCCGCTCGATCACCGCCCCTGTCGGCACGCCACCAGACTGCGACACAGTTCCTAGAATATTGCCGCGCCGGAACGCCTTGTCGGGCGGCAGATCGTTGCGGATTTGGGCGGCGGGGACCTGACCGAGCGTACTATAGAAGGCTGCCGCATCCTCGTCATCCAGGAGAGATCGCGCGAAGCTCGTCAGAGTCGTGAGAGCCGCACCATTTGCCCCTGTGAGGTAAGGAAGCTTGTCCGCCGCGCCGGGCTGGGAGAGCATTGACCGGGCCCATGCAGGGAAATCCGCCGTCGCCATCGAATTCGCGCTATCGAAGTAAGGAAGCTTGTCCGCCGCGCCGGTGAGCGCAGCCAACATGGGCAAATTGCCATCGCTGATACCGGTAATCAGGTCTTCGATCGCCTGCCGGTATCCCATGTCATAGGGCGTGCGCTGGATCTCGTACGCCGCTGCCGTCTGCGCCAGCCCCGGCCAGGCGCGCGCCAACGTCAAGCTGGTGTTGCTGTTGACCGACAGGATGCGGATCGAAAGGCCGCGATGCGTGCCGAACAGATCGCCCGGCCGCACGGCGCCGAGCCAGGCCGTCCCCTGCCCTACGACGTTGGTGCCGTTGGCGGCGACTGTCGCCGTTCCGGTCGAATAGTGAGAAACCGTCAGATCGGCCATGATATCTCCGGCAATAAAAAAGCCGCCTATTCGGCGGCGGGTTCGGCTTGGGGTTCGGCGGACTGCTCGGGCGGCTCATGCGCCGCCAGCAGCTCTCGCAATCGGGTGATTTCGGCGTCCTGGGCATCGACGAGGGCTTGCAGGCTTTTGGCCCTGCCTTCCCACATCTGCATGCCCGCGAGGTAATGTGCCGCTGCGGAGAGCGGCGGGATCTTTTGGGACATAGGAACCCTCAATAACTGTAAGCAAAGACCTTCCAGTCGATCGTCAGCGTCGGAATGATGTAGCTGCCCGAGTTCCGAGTGAACTCGCCGAGAAACCGGACACGATCGGCATAAGCGATGGAGCGCAAACGGTAATAGGCTATTGAGCCCAGGTTGCCGCTGATATCTTGAAGAACATTGCGCTCAATAATGATGTTGCCGCCCGACGATATCGAACGGCCACCCCCTTCAATCTGCAGGCTGACCTGCATGGACGGAATGCTCGAAAAGGGGCGATCAAAATAGACGCTCTGATCGTAGCTCCCCGAGTTTCCGCCTCCCCAATTTACCACTTGCGTCCCCTGCTCTACGACGCCGAGCGTGGGCCAGTCTGACGTAAAGAGCAGGTCAACGTTGCTGTCGGTCAGGACGTTGCGGCCCGGCATCGACACCTTGAGGCCATTCTGATCGAGAAGGACGCGATTGGCCATGTCAGATCATCAGGATGATGTAATAGACGCGCATATTCAGGGTGCCCTCGTTTCGGAAGATGACACGATCGGCGCGAACATCCATTATCGGGTTAGTGTCTGGGCGCAGCCCTGCGTTCACCGGCCCCGCCGCTGGCCCTCCCACCACGGTTCGGCCCGAAGAGGAGTCACCGAGCGGATAAAAACGCTCTTGAATGGTGCCTTCGGTGTTTCGGCGCAGCGCCAAAACAGCGGGCGGCTCGGAAAGCGTTGTTCCAAACATCACCGTTGCAGTGCTGCCGTCACCCACGTTGATGACGCCGGAAGCAAAAACGCGGCACGCCCCAATCCATCGGGTATCGAAGGCAACCTGCTTTGCGGGCAGATTGTCGTTGAGAACATTCTGCCCGGGCCGGGACACCCTCAAGCCCATCTGGCCATCGGGCAGTTGGCCCAACACGGTTCTGTTGCTCAATACGCCCCCCTGGGGATGTTGAGAACGGCCCAATAAATGTCCGAGGTTCTTCCCTGGGCTTCGCCCAAGCGGAAATACCCTCCGTTCGCCCCCGAATAGTGAAACTGTGCGGAAGCGTAATCACGCCCGTAGAACCAGACAAACGGCACGAAACCCAATGCGGGCCAAGTTATCGATGGGTTGTTGCTGGTGCTGACATTCGTCGCCACGCCAGAATGGATCACCTGCACCATCTTGGAGACCGAATCGAACATGAGGTCCGCCGATCCTGCCGTCAGCACGTTCTTGCCGGGTTTCGAAATGCGCAGGCCATCGTCATCGAGCAAAACACGGTTCGCCATTTCTCAATCCACGATCAGAATGCGGTTATTTGGACCTTGGATGAAGACACCCGTGCTCCCGGTCCCGACATGAAGGGTGCCGGTGATGTTGGCGTTCTGGGACAGGATGCTCTCGGCGCTGATATCCAGCGCGTCGATGAAATCCGCCGACATGTTCGCAACGGAAAGGTTCCGAATGCGAGCCGTGTCGATGAACACATTGTCTCCATCGACCACCAGCAGGCCACGCTTCGTTCCGGTCGGAGACGTGATGAAGGCGATCCGGTTGGCCACCATCAGAATTTCGGAGTTCCCGCCACCTGCCGTCACATACATGGCGGCACTAGCCGGGCCGACGCTCCCACTGGTAGCCGCCGAGAGCGCGATGCGAACATCTTCCCCCGACGCCGACGCCTCGGTAAAGATCCTCAACAGCCCCTCGGCCGACGCCCCAGGCACGCTAGAGACGAGCGAGGTGATGGCATTGGACGCCGCGACCAACCCCGTCGCGGGATTGTTGACCTGCGACGATAGCAGGCTCAGCGCCGACGCCGTCGCCGGCAAGCCGGTATTCGGATCGAACACTTCGGCCCGCAATTCCTCGATCCGCGCCACGATCGCGCTGTCAGGACCGGTCGCCGCCAGAATATCCAGCGACCATGCGGCCCGATTTGCCCCTGTCGTGCTGATGATCTCCTGGCGAATCTTCTGCCGGTCGAGATAGGCGTTTGCGCTGCTCGCCCCATCCTCGAGGAAGGCTTCCCGAATGGATTCGATGGTCTCGCGCGTGTTGTGCCTTTCCCAGTCAGACATCTCGCTGACCGAATCTCGGACTTGCTCAGCAACGCCATCCAGATCGAGCCACCCGCCAGGGATACGGATATCCGGAACTTCTCCTTCAATAAATTCGCGGATCACCCACGGACCCTGCACACGGCCCAGCGGAGCCACGCGCAGCGTAAGAACCTGTGGTAGCACGGTGGCGTTGAACCGGTTGTTGCTGCCCTCATAGACAGGAATCCAGCTCTCCTCACCGTCATAACTCACTTCGGCGACGTAGCTGGTGGCACCAACCGAAGGTCGCCACATGGCCTCGATCTCGAGACCGGCACCGGAGGCCCGGAGTTCAGCGACAAGGCCCAGAATTATCGGCCTCAAAGGCACTGCCGGCGGCAGCGTCGGCGGCGTCCAGGGCGAGGGCATGACCTCCTCGCCGTCGGCCATATAGACCTCGGGGGCATCGATCACAGCAAGCACATCGACCCGGTCGGAGCCGTTCGGAATGGCCGATACGACCAGGCCGTTGAAAGGCCGCGTCTCGCCCGTGCAGATTATGACATGCGCGCGCTCGGATCGGTCGCCGGGAAGCAAGGACGCGAGCGTGCCCATCTGGGCCTCGACCACTGCGCGATCGGCGGCATCGAGCGTGAGGACCCGCCCATTGATCGACGCCACCCGGCAAGGGCCCCATTCTTCGCCGCGCTTGTCGCGGACGATGACATAACGGTCCTGTTCCTCGGACGTCCAGGTATCGAAGTCCGACCAGGAACCGCCGTCATCCCAATCATCGCCCGAATAGTCGCGGTCGATTGTGAGGTTTTGACCCGCAATACCGACCAGTGAGACCGTCGCGGCCTGTTCGATAAAGGGGTGATGCACGAGGATCGGATCGCCCCGCACGAGCAATTTGCCTTCCCATTCGGACGTGAACCCCACGAACTCGCGTTGATAGGCGTTGACGGCGGCATCGGTCACCGCCTCGCGCCAGACATGATCGTGATCCGTCATGCCGAAATAGTCGATCCGCTGCGGCGCATCCGATCCGATCGATGCGAGCCCCGCACGGACCTCGCGCGTGTCCCAGATCGTGCGATCGCGATATTCGCCGATCACGCTGTCAGGCTTTTCTTCGTCGAACAGCACCAGCTCATGGCTGAAGCTGCCCCGGATCACGTTGCGAGGCGTAAAAACCGCACGCTTGACCTGTTTGGGCTCGAGGCGGGTAAAGCCCACCTTGCCGCCCACCCGTACCGGCTGGGCGCGACCTGCCCTGAGCACCGCGCGCAGCGCGTCCGAAATTGTCCACGACCGATCAAAGAGCGCATTGAATTCATCCCCACGTCCGGCCCAAAGCTGGTGCTTGGCCATCAGCCATGCGAGGTCGTATTGGGTATCGGCAAGGCCGATCGAATAATCACTGTTGCGCAGGATGTCGGCGGCGGCCCATGCGATCGATGAGGTCTTTTGCTCGACCCATTGCCCAGCGCCCGAATTCCAGACGTCCAGATAGCGGGCGGCAGTCACCTTCAACTGGTTGGCGGACACCTGACTTAGCTGCTCATTGGCCCGGATCTTGACCGCCAGAAGGGTGCAGTTCGGCGGCGTCACAAAGCCTGTCAGATAGCCGCGCAGCCCCTCCCACTGGACGCGGTTATAAGGGGCTCCCGCAGTCCCGCCATCCTCCTCTCCGCTCGTATCCCTGTTGGTGGCGCGGAACGTTACCTCATAGCGCCCTTCGGGAACCGATGCCGACCGCGACATCCGCTGGGGCGTGCGCGTGTTTCGGGTGATCGTCTCATTGATCAGGTTCGACCACCCACCGATCGGCGCACCGCTGTCGTCGATACGGCGATACTGCGCCACCAGGCCACGGTTGGCGGCCCTTGTGCCGCCCTCGCTCTTGGGATCGAACAGACCGAGCGGAAACGAGAAATCGAGCGCGATGCGGTTGATCGTCGTTCCGGCCGCGTTGACCACGAACGGCCCGAGCTGGTCGGGAGGATCGGGAAGAACCTGGCTTCCCACTTCCGGCGCCGTCACCACATTGGCCGGGAAGAGGGTTACGTCCTCGCCCGGATGAACGATCTCGATCTCGAGGTCGGAGAAGCTGTCGGTAAGTCCGCCCTCCGCTCTCCAGGCTTCGGTCTCGCCGATATCAATCCTTTCGATATCGGCCTTGCCCAAGGTGACCGCAAAGAGCTGGTAGAGGAACTGATCATTGCCCGAATATTCCGAATAGGGACGCGAGGCCAGCCGTGGGGCAAACTTCTCGCGGCCATAAAGCACGGGAACGACATCGAAGGGCGCCGCCTGATTGCTCGCGGCATTGGCGATATAGACCTGATCTCCGCTATCGTTGGGGACTTCGGCAGGAGGCGGGAACAAGGTGTTGAGCAGGAACGCCCCACCCGCCAGAACCAGCCCTGAAACAAGGCTCGAAGCGATCGACGATCCAGCAAAGAACGAGGCTGCCGCCCAGTGTCCAACCATCGGCGCGGCAATCGATAGGGCAAGCGCGGCGACAAGCCCAATGACCTGCTTGCCCGAGGCGTTGCCACCACCTGCGGGCATGGCAACGAACCCAATCACGTCCTCGGCACGCACCATCCGCACGTTCCACGCGCCGCGCAGAACCGGTGCGCCATCGAGCACGGCAATCGTCGGCAACCTGAAGCGCAATCCATGGAGCGCGATCACCTCTGCAATCGTCATCGGGCGCGACAGATGGATCGTGCGTTCGGGCGCGCCAAAAGGCCCCGTCAGCAGAACGGCTTTGCCGCCCGCCTGCACGGCAGGAAGATTTGAATTCATAGGTGTTCAGAACCTTATGCCGGCAGGTGAAACCGAAATTTTCGCCAGCCCTCGGCCTCAAGTTCGATGAGGCGAGAGGCCACGACGCCCAACCCTTCGAGAGCGTGAACGATCAGGCCGTCATCGTCGTCGATCCAGACGCCGATGTGGTAGCCTTGGACATGGCGAGCCATCGTCACCAGCGCACCATCCGCCGCCACATCGATCTCGCGCCAACGGCTGCGCTCGGGATGGGCCGATATCGCCGCTGCAATGGCCCATCGTCCCGCCTCGCCGGGCATCTCGAACGCGGGCATCTCTCGCCCAAAAACGGCGCGCTGGACGGCGCGGGCGGCGCTGTAGCAATCATAGGCGTCGGGCCCCTGCGCCCCCAGGCGATAGGGCTTGCCGATGAGGGCATTGAGGGCAGCGATACGACCGGACACGACTTTCCTAGCTCCCCGACGAATTGAGCGCGTCGATCGCTTCATTGATCTTGTGTCGAACCTCGCCAAGAGATTCTCCATTTTCATATCCCGGCAGGTCCAGCGCCTGGGCGATCTGGTTGAACGCCCCACGGATCTCTCCCTGACGGCTGAATGCGGCCGATGTGCCCGGCCCGTGCCATGCGTCGATCACCTCATTGATCCTGGCAAAATAGACCGGACGCGCATCGCCATTGTCGATGTGGGAAATCGGCATTGTCGTTCCTAACTCGAAACCCCGTGGAGCCCGGGGAAATTGTCCCGATCGAAGATACGACGCGGAAAGCTCTTGTTGAGCAGGTCGACGAAGCCTGCCGATCCGGTCAACTGCAGTTGCGTGGCCTTGACCACTTTCATCGTGAGTTGATCGACGATCATGTCGGGCGGCCCCGATACGGTGTATGCGCCCGTCATCAGATCGCGTTCGGCGACCCACTGGCGGAAAATCACCATGGCCGACGCTCGAACCTTTGCCGCGTTCTGCAGGTACGGCCAGATCGACCGCGGCACGTTGTCGAGCGTCATTTCCAGCGTGCCGAAGCTGCTCTCGGACTGTTCGGGCAATTTGATCTGCATGGCGAGCGGATCGTATCGTTTGATCTGCCCACCAAAGAGCGGCGCCCCAACCTCGTGCTGGAGGTTCCACGCCCGTTCATCGAGGGCAACACGGATCGAATCCTGGTTGTTCTCGAAGTCCACGAACTGGGGATGGATCAGCTCCAGAGTGGAGATTGGGTATTCATCGGCCGGAGCGGAGGCATAGGCCTCCTCGATGGCTGCGTTCCAATCGCTCATCAGTAATCCTCGACATCGAGGACCAGCGCGACACGGTGTCGAAGTCCATGTCCAGGGTTGTCGCGGAATGGCTCACGGAAACGGCAGGTACGTGTTACGTATTGCCCGCCCTTCCAGACCGGCATCAAAAACGGCAGGGTGCCTTCGACAAGATCGCCTTCGACCCATGCGTCAAAGACGTCGAAAGCTTCATTCGGCATGCGCACCGAAAATCTCAAGGTCGCGACCCTGAGAGTGGACCGCCGACGCTGACGGAAATTCCCATCCTCCATTTCAGTTGAATAGGGAGCCCGAAACGGCTCTCCCTGGAAAGAATTGGCGAGCGGTTCATGCGGGACGTCATCTGGCCACGCCTGCATCAGGGCCGCCTCCCCTTGCGCTGAACACCAAAAATTGTGCTCAACGTGGTGTCGAATGCCCCACGTCCCAGCCCTGCGTTCACGGTGCCGATAACGATCTTTTCGACGTCGAGGCCATCGCTGTCGCGTGTGGTTTCCCGCGTGACCTCGGCGCCGGTATGATTGTGGACCTCTACACGACTACCGGATCGTTCCTGGGTATTGCGTTGCATCATCGCGCCAAGGGCGCGCATCATCCCGCGAAACAATCCGTCAGCATTGTCCATCTGACGCGGGGTAAAAATGCCTTCGCCCTCTTCGGCGACCACCAGGCGTTCACGCGGATTGAGGCCGCCATTATGGTAGCGGTCGAGCCCAGCCGACATCGCCCGCATGCTGGGCGGATTGCCCCGCGCCACCATCCATCCGTCATGGGCGACCGGCATCCATCCAGTGCCCGGGATGAAACTCGCCTGGCGCCCACCGACTGTAGGTATCGGGGCGGCCGGCCCGCCGCCCATGAAGCTTGAAATCATGCCGGCAATCGGCCCGGTGACCCCTTGCCGGATCGATATGCGCAGCAGGTCGGCGATAATGGAATCCGCAAGGGATTTGAAATCCGCCTTCCCGGTCAGGACGAGACTGGCGAGCGCATCTTCGGTCCCCGAAAAGGCCGATGCCCAAGCATCGCCAACGCTCTTGGCGAGATCCCCGCCCTGGGCAGCGATCCGCATTAGGCCCAATTGAACACCGGCCGCCCAATCGTTCTGCGCTTCCAGTCTGCGCTGGGTCATCTGTTCGACGGCCTCGGTGTACTGGCTTTCCGTGATGATGCCGGCGGCCAGCGCCTGCTGAACCAACGCCAGCGCCTCGGCATAGTCGGCCTCCGTTTCCACCGATTCCGCGCGCTTGAGCACCGCTTCGGCCACGGCTCGATTGTAGGTGTCCTGATCGATCAGCCCCCGCGCCAGCATGGCGTTGAGCTGATCCATGGTCCGCGCGTATTCCTCGGAGGCCGTGCGCAGACGCGCCATGAGTTGTTCGGCCTGTTTTGCCAATTGATCGAGACCTGCCGATGTAGGCGCAATAGTCTGGGCAGGAGGCAAATTGGTCGGCTGATTATCGCGGCGCGCCAGAATATCCAGAATTCTGCGCTCTTCGTCGCTGATGGCCTGCAGGCCAGCCTCGAGGTTTGAAATCTGGTTAGTCTGCGATCGCCCGGCCAGGTCGGAGGCAATTCCCACGGGATCGTTCTGCGGCCGCCAATCTTGCGATTTCAAACTGTAAAGATCTGCCTCCAGTTGAACGCGCTCGGCTCCCAACTGCGTCAGACGAGTTTCTAGATTGCGCGTGGAAAGCTGATCCATCTCTCCGCGCATGAAGGCAATGGCATCGGCGATATCGCGAATGACACCCGCAACCCAGACGATAAAGTTTCCAGTTTCCAGCACGATCGGGGACAGTTCCATGAACGCGACCTTGAGCTGGGTATCGATGACGCGGGCCACGGATGCAAACCGGGTCTCCACCTCACGCGCGCTCTCAAAAAGATCTTCCCGCAGCACGACGCCAAGGGCCTGGGCGTCGGCGCGCAAACCTGCGATTGCTGCTGACCCCGATGCGATCAGGGCCATGAATTGCTCACCGCCCTGCCCCCCGAATATCTCATCGGCAAGCCTAATCTGGTCTGCACGCCCGAATTCACCGATCCTGTCGATGAGATCGGACATCAGTTGCTCGGTATTGCGCAGCCCTTCCTGCACCCGCTCCTGACTGAAACCGATCTGTCGGAATGCTTCAGCCGCTGACCCGCCTCCGGTCGCAGCAAATTCGCTCGCCCGTATATTGAGTTCACGAAAACCATCAGTGATTGCCTCGCGCGATACGTTGAGCTGTTGGGCGGCATAGGTCCATTCCTGAAACGCTTCCACACCAAGTCCCGATCGGCGTGCCTCTTCCTCGATCTCCCGCAGCTCTCGGGAGATCGCGACCACCCTATTGCTGATAAGCGTGAGGCCGCCCACCAGCCCTGCGAGCCCGAGCCCCAGCAAGCCACCCCGCGATAACAACCGACCCAGAGGCCCTGCCTGGTTGGCGACCCCGGACAAGGCATCCTGGGCGCCGCGCGCCGCCGAGTTGACCATCTGCAGGCTATCCGATGCTGGGCGACCGGCGCGCTGGATCGCATCGAGCGCGCCTTGCCCCTCTTTGCCAAATTGCTGCAAGGCCCGGACAGCAACCTCCTTATCCTTGACGGAAAGGCGAATGCCGACTTCCTTGTTACGGTTTGCCATCGTCGTCTTTCTCGTTAACCGCGGCCACGAAGCCCATTTCGCAGCCGGATAGGAGGTCTTCGGCCGTCTCGCGGTCGATGCCAGCACCTACAAGCCGATTGGTGGCCAGGGCGAGATCAACTCCCGTTACCGCTCCAAAGCCCGCAATCTTCGCGCGCCAGCTATTGTCCTTGAAAAGACCCCAGGCCATTCGCCCCTCGTCGGTACGCGGGGCATGCTGGGCATACATGCATTGTCCTGGCCGCGTTGTGGCACAGGATTCCCCCGCCGACTTACAGCCACTGCAATAGGTTTCCCCACGGCCCTCACCAAAATGCCAATGAGCGAGGGCCGTTAGACGTTTTTTTCCGATTCTCTTACCCGGTGAGGTGCCATGACCTGGCCGATATAGAGATCGGCAGCATGCGCATCGGCCATCACGTGGACGATACTCGCGGCCGAAAAGGGAAGCGCGTTCCCGTTTTCGTCTCTGATGCCCTGCCAATCCACGATCTGCATTTCAGCCAGGGATAGCGCGAACATCGCATCCCATACGCCCTGTCGCTCCACGGGATCGCTGAGATCGGGCACTCCACTGATCTTACCGCCAGCTTTCGTGACGGCCCCTCCACTCTCGGCGAGGGCGACCACAAGCGCTTCGGCGCGGGCTCGGGCGGCATAAACCACAGCCGAGTTGACAGGCAAGCTCATGACGACGCCACCATCGTAAAGAACGACGGGCGTAGCTTCTCCTCTCGCTTTTGTCGCAACCCGCATCAGTAGCTCTCCACGTCATTGGTGAGCGTCACCGACATGAGATGGCCCAAGGTAGCATCATGGGCGGCACGCCACTGCCAGCTCTGCGAAATCCCTCCGGGTCCGGTGATCGGCCGCTTGGGATTGGAGAGAAAGACGCGTGGCAGGCTGAATTTCAGGGACCAGGTGGGATATTGCCGCAACGTAAAGCTGAATTCGAGCACGCAGGGCGTCTTGTTGTCCGCAAGGTCTTCGAGCGTAGCATCGGCGCCAAATCGGGCGTCCAGACTGCCCGAGGCGGCCCGCTGCCCCTCATCGATACCGTCGATCACGCCGTCCTCCCGGATCGTCTCGATGGTTTCGAGCGCATTGGAATACGTGAACCGGCCAGCCGTCACATTGGCGAGAGGATCGCCCTCCACGGTGATGGCGCCCGTCATGTTGTCGAACGGCAAATATTCGAACATCACCGGGTTTGCATCGCGCGCGCCGGTCACGTCCTTGACCTCTTTCTGCCCGATAAGCGGAATTTCGAGCAGGGCGCGCCCGGTGCGGCTCATGTCGAAATTGACGCCACCGGCCTTGACCCCCAATACCGTACGCCATTTCGCCACCGTCAGTTCGGGGTGCCCGGTCTGGATCGCAAAGCTCGGCAGCGCCTCGCCAGACGTATAGACATGCGTATAGGTGCCGTCTTCATTGTCCTCGGTGTCCGGCTCCCCCAGGATCAGGGCCAGCACTGCACCGGTCGCGCGCGAGCAGGCCGGCATGATCATGTTGTCGGTGACCGTGATCGGCCCCTCGACCGGATCGCCGGCATCGGGCGTTCCCCGGTTCCAAGTCGGGTCCTCTTCAAGCGTGGTTTCCGGCGAGAGGCCATAGGAACGCATGGGCAGGCGTGCATATACGCCACCTGCGGCACCGTCGGGCGCAACGCCATAGTTCGGCTCGACGGCGATGAGCTGGACGGCATCTGCGCCGACCGCGCGGGGTTTGGTCATGATCCGGTCCTTTCGGAAGAAAACCGGCAAATTTGCCGGATTATGGAAAATGTGACGATCAGCCGTTGGGCCGATTGCTCCAGAATTCGATTTCAAAGGGAATTTCGCACCCCTTCATCCGCGCAGCGCCCAGGATTTCATGGGTGTCGAAATCGGCGGGAAGCATGCGCCACGCGGTGACATAGCCCGGCCAGTTCGCCATGGCCTCAAAGGCCCCAGTGACGGCCTCGATCTCTTGGTCCAAAGCGCGATCACGCGCGGCACGCGCCTCGGCATCTTCTGGGCCTTCGGCAAGCTCGGGGTCCGAACTTGCCACCAGAATGACCAGCGCCGGTCTTTGAACGAACTCATAGATCGGTGGATTGATGAACTCCTCGATCGTCTCGCAGCCGCCGTCCCGAAGCGAAAGGAACCTGCCGCCCAGATCGTTGAGCGGAGCATTGCGCTCGATTTTGCGGCCCGAGGCCTCCAGCCCCAATTGAAGCATGGACAGGATGGTTTCGCGCCGCGTGGTCATTGCCAGGCCTCGATGATCAGGTGGACCATGTCGTTGCCCGCGCGATCGTACTCGCGGTCGAGGTCCCAAAACTGTTTGAGCCGGACGAACGGCACGAGAAAGAACATCACCACCGTGCTCCACCCCTTGCGATACTTGCCCGTTTTGGTCATGCCGCCGCCCGAAAGCCGCCGCGATACCTTGCCGCTGGCGCTCCGCCGTACTCCATCGACAACGAGCAGCGATGGCCCGGTGCGCCGATAGACGAACCGCAGGGGCCCGTATCGATCCTCATTCCAGTTCGACGGCGTCACCCGCTTGCCCATGTATTCGCGCGGCGCGTCGGGGCTGGGAATGGCGAGAAAGAAGCCATTGGCGCTGCGCACCAGGCGAGCCTGCGAAAAGGCATCGATAATATGCGGGGCGTTCGACCAGACGACGCCGGTCGGACCCATCGATTTTGCCGGCGGCGTCGGATAGACCGCGCTGCGCCATGCATTGGCGACGCGAGGTGAGCCCAGATGCTGCAACACCAATTGCCGCAAGCGCAGTTGCAGGGCCTTGGTGGCCGCCGAGGTCCCGAACGTTATGGCGCCGGCCGCCTCCGCCTGTTCTGCGGCAACGACCTCTTCGAGATTGCCAAAATTTGCCGCGATAAGGCGCATGTCATGCGACTTTCGAAAGCGAGAGCATCACTTCGCAGCGGCCATCGCCTATCGGCTCGAAATCGATGACGCGCCAGCGCGCGCCGTCGTCGATCAGATCGCCGGGCTTGAGATTGGGAAAGGCGGAAATCGCTGCCCGTGCCACATGCGATCCGGTCCGCACTTTCTCGCCGAAGACTTCGAACCGTTCCGATCTGGGTTCGACGCCGGCGATCGCCCGGCGAACGCCAACCGCGCTCCCGCCAACCGGCGTATAGATCACGTCCTCGAACAGCTCTTCACGGATCGTTTCAAAACTGTCGAGGACGAGATCCTTGCGCATGGCCTAGGCCTTGATCTTTCCGGCGCGCCGGAAGTCATCGATCGTGGCGCGGCGGGCTTTCCCATCACGGCGCAGCTCGTCGGCAGTGTCGGTCGCCATGGTCGCAATCTCGCCGCGCTTGCCATGCGTCTTGTCGTCGACTAGCAGCACAACCGATTTCCGGGGGCCTGCGACCTCGTCCTTCTTGGATTTTCGCGACCTTCTCGGCTTGTCCCCTGACTGGGGCGCTGCCTGCGGCGGAGCCTCCGTCTGGGCGCCGGCATTGGACTTGTCCGCTTCGACAAGCTGTTTCGCCTGCTCGATCCAACCGGCCAGATCGTCGGCCTTGAAAACGGCGGCATCGACGAATTTTCCCGGCTCGGTAATGGCCGCCAGCTCGGCGATCGTTTTGATGTTGAGATTGTGCAGCGATGCTTCATGGGCGGGGCCGATTCCCCCGACTTTCTTGAGGTCTTCCATTTTTCTATCCCGTTCGGATTGGCGAAAAACTGAAGGGGCGCCATTCGGCGCCCCGGTGATTTAGCCCTTGGCCAGATGATTACGCTCCGGCAGCAGCCGAGATTTCGACCAGAACTTCGGGGCGCTTGGGAACGGCGAGCGGGTTGGATTCCGATTTCAGTTCGATCCCCTCGCCGTGCTTGAGCACTTCGGGCGAGATGTAGATTTCCTCGCCGACCGTATTGACGAACCGGATGTCGTTGGCAGGAGCGAACCAGGTCTTGAAGGTGTCCATGGTTCCCGTGGGATAGGCATGGCCACGGCCGGGGGCGATGAAGCGCTCGTTGATTTCCTCGCCATTGGCATTGCGCACCGAGGCGGTGCCGTAATACTCGCGGAAGAACAGGGAGTGGAAGTCGAACACCCGGCCCCACTGGCCGCCAAGCCGCTCACGCTCTGCCTTTGCGATTGCCTGAATGCCTTCCTGCAGGCCCAGCCAGTACTTCTCAACCTTGGGATGCTGGATGAACTGGTTCATGAACTCGCGGGAAACGAGAACCTCGACGCCCTGCATCGTCTCGCCCTTGAGGTTATCGGCGACATGGGCGAACACTTCGTCGCATTTTCCGATGATATCGGCATTGGGATTGCCCAGGTCGAAATACACCGTCTTCTTCTGGCGGTCGAAAACCTCGAAGAGGTCGTAGAGCAGCACGCCGTCACCATCGCGCAGCTCGCCCTTGAGGGCGCACATGCGAAGATACTCGAGCGTGATATCGTGATTGCGACGCAGAGTGCCCAACCGCTTGACGATCTCGTCCTCGAGGGTTCCGGGACGCTTGGCCCGGCCGACGATGATCATCAGGTTCTGGATATCCTGCGGTGTGATCAGGTCGGTGTGCGGGAAATGGGGAACTTCAAGGAAGATCGTTTTGCCTTTTTCACGGCCTGCCGGGGTGCCGGGCGCGCCACGTTCCTTGGCGGGCAAAACGCGCAGGATGCCATCCTCAAGGCGGATTTCGACAAGGGTTGAAATCACCCCTTCGGTGTCGAAAATGCCCATGGCCCGCAGCAGGCCGTAGGAATTGGGAATGCGATTGACCTGCTCGGTGAGGTCCGTCGCGGTATAGGGAAAAATGAAATCTTCGGGATCCATGATCTCCGGTCCTTTTCATCAAAAGCAATGTGATGGGGGATCGCGACGGACCGCCCCGGCGACCGCTGCGGCAAGAGCCGAAGCGTTTGGAAGCGATCAGCCGCGACGGGCCTTGATGCCCTTGGCCTTGGCGGCAGCGATCAGGTCGAGACGCTGGGCAGCGGTAACCCCTTCGGGCCAGACGATCTCGTCAGCGAGGACGATGGCCGGTCCATCTTCGAGAGCCAGAACCTGGCTGTCGCGGCCTACGGGCGCCGAGGCCCGGGCAATGGCGAAACCATGGAAGACCTGACTCCCATCGGTGGCCTCCGGGTCCCACTCTTTGGCCTTGGTGCCCATCGGCACATGGATTTCGAAGAGATCGCCAAGTTCGAAATCGGTGTCGCCCGCAGCGATGGTGAAATTGACGGCATCGGTAAACGCCGTGCCCGTTTCGACCGTGCCGATCGAATAACCGGCCGGATCGAACACTTCGAACTCACCACCACCCTCGACCGCCTCGACAAGAACGGCGCGATAGATTCCGGGAACGACGCCGGCGCCGAGCGGGGTGCCCGCCAGGGTCAGTTCGCCGTCTCCGACATTGTCGGCACCAGTGACGAGGGTCGGCCCACCATCGGCGGCAAGACCCAGCGGCGTGCCGATCTCGATGGAACGGGCGGCAACGGTGCCCGCCAGAAGCACGAGAGAGGCACGGGTATATTGAGGATCGACCTCGAATTTCAGGAAAGCGGTCTGGAGCTTGGGCGCCGCGACCGAAAAGGATTTGCCAAGCATGGCTCAAAGTCCTCGACTTGCGTTTGCGGAGATGAAAACCCGCCCGACGCGATCAGCGTGGGGCGGGCGGATAGACCCGAAAGGGCAATCGCGCTATTTGCGCTTGGCGTTGTAGCGATCGACAGCGGAGGCCAGACCCTTGGCCGAAGCCTTTCCGGAACCGTGCGATGCTCCGGGATTGCGGTCGCGGCCTGCCATGGCCTGTCCGAGGCGCGATCCCTTCGGCGCGGCCGCCAACATCTGCTTCGCTTCGCCGTAGTTCAGCTTCTTGGCGCCGACCTTGCGGGCGAGGTTTGCAGCGAGCTTTTCGCGCCCCTTGGCTTCCTTGCAGCCCATGAGTGCGAAACCGGCTTTCGATCCGGTGGCCTTGGCGGCAGGCTCTTCATCATCGTCCTCTGCCTCCTCATCCTCGGTCTCGGCCTCGGGATCGTCATCGGTCCCCTCGCCTTCCTCTTCCTTGTCCGTCTCGGCCTCGGGATCGTCTTCCTCGGTTTCCGATTCCGGATCATCCTCTTCGGTTTCCGCATCGGGATCGTCGTCGTTCGTCGTCGCCTTGAGGCTGACGCCGAGCGATTTGAGCTTGCGCTTGGCGGCAGCGTCCCCCCGTGCGGCTTTCGCACGCAGGGCCGCGATCTGCTCTTCTAGAGACATTTCAGCTTCCTTCTCTGTCGTGGATGCGGCCCTGGCCGCAGGTCCCCCCGATGTCTCGAGGGATTGGTGCAGCGCGGCGAAGGCCGCGCGTTCGGTTGCGATGCCATCGACAAGGCCGAGGGCCATGCCGCTCATCTCGGGATCGTCGTGTTCAGCGAGATACCAGCGCGCTTCGGTGGCCCGGATCTGTTCCGCCGTCATGGGCCGACCGGCCTCGACGGTCGCCACGAAGCGCTTGGCGATCTGATCGACGACGGCCTTGAGATGGGCACGGGCGTCGTCGGAAAGTGGCTTCCACTCAGCGGCATCGGTCTTACGAGGGCCGGACTGGATCGCCTCGACCTTGACGCCCCATTCGGCGAGCATGTCGGAAATATCGTAGTGGGTGATCAAAACGCCGATCGACCCGACGTCACCCTCGCGCGGCGCGTCGATCCGGTCGGCGGTCGAGGCCAATGCATAGGCGGCCGAACAAGCCATGCGAGCATGGACGTGAAACGGCTTGGAACGCGCTGCCATGTCATCGCAAAGATCGAAGCATCCATCGACCAGCCCTCCCGGGGAATTGACGCGCGCGAAGATTGCCCGCACCCGGTCATCTTCCTCGGCTGCATCATGGCTGGCGCCGATCTGGGCATAGCCGCCAACCCAGCGATCCTCCCACCAGTCGTAATAACCGTGGGGCGTCATCACACCGGCGACGTCCATCACCGCGATGCCGTCGACGATCAGATAGCCCTCGCCCTGCTCGGCATTCTCTGCCCATGGGAGCGAAGGCAAGCCCAGAACCTTGGGCCGTTCGGGGATATCGTGGCCTGCCGTCGGCTTGAGGCCCAGCGCGGAAAGCGCATTCCCGAACAGCCCACGGCCCGGGCGCTGAGTGGTGAGCATGCGGTCGAGGAGCCCTAGGGCGTGGGTGCGTTCGAGCAGGAGGATTTGCCCCGGACGCCGCAAGGCCAGGTCGAGATCGGTCATGTCGGTAAATCCCTAGTTCTGCGCCGGGCGCTGATCTTCGAGGTCCGAACGCGGCACGATTGAAAGATCGTTCTCGGGTCCGGCAAGATCGTATTTCTCCAGCTCGGCCGCCTCGCGCGCTTGCTGCTCGAGCACCATTTCCCAGTCGAGCCCCTGTTCGGCCGCTTCGCGCTCAAGCGTCGAAGTCCTGCCCTTGATCCGCTCCGAGCTGGCCTGGGCTTCCTTGACCGGATCGATATAGCCGCGTCCCGGCCCGATCCACTCGGCCCGCAGCCATGCGGCCGGGCGATCGTAGAAGTCGGCACACCCGCGCGGGATTTCGATCAAATCGTTGTCCAGCGCATCCTCGAGGACGGCGGCAAAGACCGGCAATGCAAACTGGCTGATCAATACCGAACGAAGGCGCTGGATGCCCCGCCAGACCTCGTTGAGGGCTGCACGAGCCGACGAATAGTTCGTCTGGCTCCAATCCATGGAAAGCTGCTCGTAACTGATACCGAGCGAGGCTGCGAACGATTGCAGGAAGGAACGCGCGAACGCGGGATAGCCTGCGGTTTGGCGCGGCTGGGTATTGAGGTCCAGGCGGTCGGTCGGGAACAATGTGAGCAATCGCGCATCATTCATGATCGATCGATCCGCGTAGAATGCGCCGCGCTGGGTGTTGAACTGGGACCAGTCGGTATTGGTTTCCCCGTCGGTTCCAAGCCGCTCGGCCGCATACTCGGCCCCGAGCTGGGTGTAGATGGCGCCGATGATCGACCCGTTGATCGCCGCCGCCCGGACTTCGTTCTCCGAATACCTGTGCAGCATCCGGGTTTTAACGAGATTGGCCACCAGGCGCGAAACGCCGCGAGACTGGCCCGGACGTTTCTTGTCGTAGAAATGCACTACTCCTGGCCGCTGCCAGCCGTTTTCGGTTTCGTGCCAGCGTTCGAAATAGTCCCAGGTCAAAGGATCAGTCGCCAGACCGAATACGTCCGCCGGGTGCGCTCGTCGAATGTGATATCCGATTGGAGCGCCATCCTCGTCCTTTGCCACACCCTTGCGCAGGAATTCGGTGTCTGGGTGACCTTCGGGATTGGAAAGCCTATCGGGATCGACCATATGAACGGCCGTCCGATATTGCCATCCTGCCATCTCGCGGAAACGCAAGACTGAAACCCCCTCGCCGACCCCAACGAATTCTCGCGCCGCCATGCCCGCCAGGCCATTGAAGTTCAACTGGCGCTCCGCATCGCAACGAAAGATCGGATCGTCGGCCCAGCCCCGCCAAACCGACTGGATGGCCTTTCCCAGACCATGCGCCGCGTCCGACGAAATCCCCAGCGCCTCATGATCCGGCTTAGAATTCAGGCGCAGCGCGGAACCGACAAGCATGTCGACCTGCCGGTCGATCCCAGCCGAAACCGTTCCGTCATTGCGCTCGAGGTCGCGGATACGCGCAACCGACACGTCGCGCTCACGCAGCCACTCGGCATCGGCCGATTGCATGGGAGGAACCCATCCGCCAAGCGCCGAGTGTCCCTGATCGGCGGCGGTATAGGCGGAGCGCGGCGCGGCAGCTACGCGGCGCAGCGTGGCGCCCGTTGCATCACCGGCCTGGACGCGCACCCGAGGCTTGTTCATGGACGATCTCCAAAGCCGAACCGCACCGGCCCGAGTTTGGACCGGTCACCAGTGATCTGAGACAATTCAAGCTCCAGCATCATGATCGCCTGATTGATCTCTTCCAGCGTCGCGGCCTGTTTCTTAACGCCTCCGCTGGCGTGGTTGACCTCGGTCACCATGCCGCCGGTCAGGTATCTCCGCTTTGCCGCATAGAGTTCGGCAAGCTCGCCTTCGATATCGGCCCTGGACCGCGCCATTGGCGTCTCCTATCGATTCAGTTTCGCGAGGGCGTCGAGCCCATCATCTTTCTTTTTCGCGCCAATGGCCTTGGCCGCCGGCAACTCGCTGGCCTCAACCGGCGCCGCCGACGGGACGGCGGTGATCGACGGCCCGAACAGGTCGGGTTCTGCCGATGCCATCATCTCGGCCAACTCGCGCGCCCGCTTTTCCCACTGGCTGTCGTCCCAGTTCCAAAGACCCGCGAAATGGGTGAGCGCCCAGCCATAGACGTTGCAGTCGAGCCA